CATGCTGCCTCCACCCTGGGCTTCTCCTCTATCATATTCTTCCTTCCCTCTTCAGGAGGGCCTCCTCATCAGTTCCTCTGCCAGGTTAGCTCCTATCTCCCTGGCCATACCCTTCTTCATTTCGTGAGAGCCTGCAGGGACCGTGATCCCTGGGTTGTCCGGTGACTTCCTCCCATGACTGAAGTCATGGGCTTCCTACTTCACTGACCTGCTTTTGCAGTGTCTCGATAGGCTCTTCCCCTCAGTCCGAGGGTGAGTATGTTCATGCTTGCGTTTAGATCCCTATCCATCTCAAGCCCACAATTGGGACAAAGATGGACTCTATCTGCTAGCGTCTTCGGAACTATTATACCACATTGGGAGCATTTCTGAGACGTGTATCTCGCATCTACAAATTCAACCACTTTACCAGCCTTTTCAGCTTTGTCTTGGGTGAATTTAATTAATTTGCTCCATGCGTGATCTTGAATATGCTTCGCTAGATGATGGTTCTTAAGCATACCTTGAATATTCAAATTCTCAAATACTATTAAGTCGGCTGAATCTACTAACCTTCGGGAAGTCTGATGTAGAAATTCATCCCGAAGATGCTGAACTCTCTGATGCAATTTGGCCACCTTGATTCTTGCCTTTCTCCTGTTTGCAGATCCTTTCTTTTTCCTTGAGAGGCTTCTTTGAGCTGCTGCTAGCTTCTTCTCAGACTTAACATAGTATCTTGGATATTCCACAATCTCGCCTGTGGATAGAGTGATCAGGTTCTTAAGGCCTACATCTACGCCTATTGCGATCTTAGGCTCTATCTGAGGGACTTCTTCTATCTCAGTTACCAGAATAGCATACCAGCGACCGAGATTATCTTTCTTGATGGTACAAGTCTTGATCTTGCCTTCTACTTCGCGATGTTTGAAGATCCTGATAGAACCTATCTTTGAGAGGGTCAGCTTTGAACCTTCCAGCTTGAATCCTACCTGCGGATATGTGAAAGACTTATACCAGCCTTCGCCCTTGAATCTTGGGTAGCCAGGCTTATCTCCAGCCTTAACCCTTCTGAAAAATGCTTTGAAGGCTTTGTCTACTCTCTTCAGAACATCCTGAGAGACCTGGGAAAAGACTCCCTGCCATTTTCCTTCCTTCTTTTCAAGGGTTAATGTGGCTGCTTGATCTTCGTAGGATCGGCTGATGCCTTCCAACTCATAGCAATTCTTCCGATCGGCAAGGGCGGTATTATAGAGATGCCTGCAAGTTTCAAGAGTAACATCTAACATGGCTTGCTGTTGCTTGTTAGGATACATCCTGAATTTATAGGCTGTCTTCATACCGCACCTTCTAGACAAAACCTTAATATGGGGCGTAAGTATATATATCTTTTGGTGACTGGGAACCGCTACCTTCTAGACAATCGTAGCCTATTTTCCAGTCCCCAACTATTCACAGTGGGGTCGATTCATCCCAGGGCTAAAGCACCTGGGTTTTCTCTCCCCCTACACCCCTTCATCATAAAGGTCGATAGCAAGTCTTCTATCATGGATATACCTGAAAACGATTTTATTTGGAAATTTTACCGAATTCGCGTATGTACTTTTCAGGATCTTGCATGACTTTTAGTTCTGATATTCCGGCCTGTACTAATTTCTTGGCTAGATTGATTTTGTTTAAGTATTTTGGATCTAATTCACTGAGGTCTGTTATGTTTTCTACTTTGTTCGCTAATTCTAGTCGTTCGGTGATTGACATACCTAGTGCTGTTAGCATGGGTATCAGCCTTGCTACAGATCTGCTTATTTCTGGGTTTACCATTTTAATTCCTTCTTTAATGATATTAATTCTTTATCGATTTTCTCTGAGCGATTGTTATATTCTTGCAAGCTTTCTTGTTGTTTGTCTGATGGGAGATTTTTGTACTGTGATGATTGTGTTATCTCATTGATTTGGTTTTGTACTATTTTCTTGTCGCTTATGGCTTTGGCCAAGTTCTTTATGATAGGATATTGTTCTTTTGTAATGGGTTCTTGCTGAATTGTTAACTTAGAACGATTTAGTACTACCATATAATCTCGATCTTTGACTGAAATAGCATCATAGCCATTCATGGCCGCCCATCGTCCTGGGTTATCTGTTATGATATTTATGAGTTTATTGTCTATATCATTCTGTGATGGAGGCATTGATTTTTGCATATTTCTAATTTGTTTTTTAACTTCTTTTATTGGAATGATCTTGGCATCTTTGTCTAATACCATGCGTATTACACAATTATCTTTGTTTGATGTATAGCTTGTGGCGATCGGAATGCCTTTTTCTTTTCCTATACCGCAATATGTTCCGCTGCCATACATTCCTTTGCCAGCATAATAGTCGCCGTGCTTGAATTGTTCTGTAAATTCTGGTTCAGTAACCCCTCGGAATAGCTCGATACCTCCTTCTTCGACTATTTTTGACACTTCTTTGGCGGGAGATATTTTCGGTGGTTCATCGAAATGAACTTCTTTGACAAGGCTTTTCAATAGGTTGTCTTCTCCTGTTTTTGGATTTGTGGTAGTTAGAGCCTGATTTTTTTCTATACTTTCTTTGAAGATTTTTTTGAAGGTTTTGAGTGTGTTTGATGTTTCTAGTTTGAATTTGGGTGGTTCGTTATCGATGCCTTTTTCTTCTTTGGTTGGACCACAACTGAACCCTTCGTCGTATGTACCTTTGGGGCATTTGTAGTTGAGTTTTATGAAGGATGCGGCTTCATCTAAGTAGGTAGTGGTTTTGGCTTGTTTGGGTTTTTTGATAACGATTATACTGTTAGGTGGTATCAAAAATCGGCTTGGGTCTTCGTGAAAAGATTCGGACATGTTTATATTGTCTCCATAATAATTTTTTTGAATTTGCTTTCGTCTTCGACACCGACAACTTTGTAATGTTGTCCACGACTCAATATGACTTCTTGTTGAGAACCACCTGCTCCTGGCTTACCTCCCTCGCCGATGATCCACGTACCTAATGGATTTTGGCGTAATGCAGCTTGCTCGGTAGCGATGCCAGGAGTTCCCGATTTTGCTCTGATTTCGGCATAATAAGCAAATTTTGGTTTAGTACGATCACTTTTCTTTCCTCGGAGAGCAAAACCTTTTGCTATCTTGGGATCGATTGTGGTGCTCAGGAATGTGATGTTTTTGAATTCAGAATTAGGTTCTTTGGGTATTTGGTCCCAGAGATCCTTTGATATACCAGTGTAAAGTGTCATATCTTCTGGTAGATTGGATTCTGACATGACTTTATCCAGTTTGGCAATATTATTATGAGTCGGACCGTACCATATGGTTCCAGCTAGATTATTAGAATTCTGAAAATTATCAAAATCTGCTTCGTCTAGTACTTCGCGTTTCATATCAGGCCTTTTAATCAATTCGGCTGTCATGAATGCACTGCTAGCTACATAATTCGTAACTGCTTCGGGGTAGGTAGAGTTCCTGGCGGCTTCGCTGATTTCGACCAATTTGTTATAGACTTTTCGTTGCGGTCCTTTAGGTTCTTTGAATGTGAGTAATGCCTTTTCTACTTCTAGTTCATGCTTTTTGCTTTGAAGTTCAGAAGATTTTTTACGATATTCGGTTTTTGTTTTTTCGTCAGCATTGTTTATGTCAAGAGTGTTACCTAATCTTATATGTTCTATTATTTGGTTATCTAGATCTGATAGTGTTTTGTCTATGTTGACGAGGCGTTCTTTTGGTGATTGTTCTGCTTTGCCTCCAGAGCATGATCCTGGACCACTACCAACTTTCTCAGAGTCAGGACAATTATAGTTGAGCTTCATGAAGGTAGCAACATCATTTAGGTAAGATGCATCTTCTTGTACGTTTTCCTGGTTGATGTCGTCTTCTGATAGTGTGGTTATCACGCATCGGCAGTTTGGATGGGCTGGTGGTCTCATTACGCCGCCGGGAAATTCATCTTCCATTGGTACTGTGGTGCTGTGTAGATCTGAGCAAATAGGACAAGATCTTTCGTCTAGTGGGCAGTTCCAGACTTTGAATTGGTGACCGGCGTCTTTGGCTCTGGCTAGCATGCCTTCGTTTTGTGCGGTGACATATTCGGTGCGGTAGATGGTGTCAAGACGTGCCTTCGAATCAATATAATCTTGTTTAAATGATTCTTTGAATGATTTTTCGCCTTTCCCCCAATTCTCGATGAGTTGTTGTTTGAGCTGTTTGAGGTCTGTTTCTGATAAGGTTTTGCATAACTCTAGACCATGATCTTGAAAATATTGGCGAGCGTAATCGACGATTTGCGCTGGTTTCGGAGGAGGTAGTGGAGTCGAAGGTTTTTTTGCATCTGGTGGCAGTTCATAAGCGCCGACTACACCGCGCACGAAACTGGGCAGGATAAGAGGAGTAAAAATAGCAGACCAAAGCATCCAGTTTTTCTTCGCGATCTTTGGTTTGATGTCTTCTTTGAATTCTTCCCAGACGTCGAGCATTTCGTCGGGAATGTCATCTTCGTTGATTTGGATGCCAGCATCTACCATATCCTGCCATTCTTGGATGAATTCTTCTTCTTCACTCCACTTTTTGGGATTTACTTTCGGGATTTTCGTGGTTTTGGTGGGCATACACTTACTCCGATTGTGTCGATTCGAAATAGTCTGTTTTCTTGATGGCTTTTATTATATCGGGTTCGATGCTGGCTAAAATCTTTTCGATTTCTTTGTCTAAATCGGTGGGTGTTTTGAATCCGGGATAAGATTCGTTATGTTTTTGTGTTTCTGATAAATCCTTCAGGAAACGTATGGTAGCTTTTTTACCGGCTGGAGTGAATCCACCTGGTACTTTAACTGCATCTGGATTCTTGTTGTAGAATACTTTCATTAGTTTGTTGCTAAGACCTTTTTGTTGGTGTTCTTTTGCTACAGATATATCAGTTTCATTTTCGCCTACAAAATTTTTATAATGTCTTATGTAGCCCGCTATGTTATCACCAATTTTGGCTACCATAGTTTTGTCTGGTAATTCATAGAAAGTTATATCACCTTCTTTATTAACAATGTTAGCACGAGGTATATAACTTGAATATCGTGTGTTTAATTCTTGTTCAGTGACAGGTTTGAAATCTGTGGGATCTAGCGTTTCCGCATTAGGTTCTATGAATTTTTCAAAATATTTTTCTGGTCCACCGGCTTGCTGTATTTCTTGTCGTATTTTTTCCAAACCATTGTTAGTTTTCTGTTTACTAATACCTTCCAATTTTTCTATTTCAGACTTCAAGGCTAATTTACTTTCTTGGCTAACTTTTCCTGATTTTTGTTCTTGTCTAATTTTTGAGATAGTTTTCTTAGTTTCAGAAATAAGACCAGTAATTTCTTTACTTTGTTTGGCAGGAGACTCTTTAGAATTCTCTATTTTTTTAGATAATTGTCTTGCTTTTGACTTGATATTAGAAATATAGGTACCATCTGGTAGAAGTGTTGATTGATTACCTTTTGAAATTTCTGATTGTAAAAATGCTAGCTTAGTTTCGGGGCTAGCAGCCTTATAATCAGTTATAGATTTGATATCTGTAACATCTTTAGTTTTTTCGGGCTTTGATTCTTTAGAGCCAGGTTCATAGCCTTTACAGCTTCCTTGACCTTCACCACTTTTATATGAATCTGGACAATTATAATTGAGTTTCATATTAAAATAACTATCATAAAAATGATTTTTTTTGCCAACGAATTCATATGATGGCATTTATTCTTCTCCTTCTAATGATGCTAGTAAATTCTTGGCTTCTGTTAAGGTACTGTTTAATTCTTCCGGAGACTCCTCTTGTGGTGGTTCTTCTTCAGAAGATTCCTCTTGTGGGGTTTCGGAGGAACCACCAAGTAGTGCGGCTAAATCCATGCCGCCTGCGCCGCCTTGTTGTTGCATACCGCCGGTTCTCCACATAGTTAACTCTTTTTCTAGGATTTCGCGTTCTGTTAGGTTTTCCATCCAAGGAGCCGGATCTAATATTGGTAGACCGATTTCGGATCGACATTCATTAAGAGTGATAATATGTAAGTTGAATTTTTGCAAGGCCAGTGATTCTATGAGTTGCTGGTTGGGTGGGATGAGATTTGCCCAGTCAAGTTCGATTCGGTATCCTTCGTATCCATTGAGTTCTAGGAACCTGGTCCATACCTGATTTTCAAAACTTAGTGAGCATAGAGATTGCCAGCCCTGAACCATCATTTTCAGGAGTTCGAGAAGTGGATTAGCAGAAGTTGATATGGCTTGTGTTGCGATTTCTAGGATGTCACGCGGGAATATGTGGTAGATGGCTTCTTTGATGAGGTATTGATCGACTTCCATCGGGTTGAAGGGGATGGCTGGCCGTTCCCAGTCGATTTTGATGCCTTCCGGAACTGCGATTGCTTGGTCGGAGTTTTGGTTCTCCACGACAACACGCGCCATCTCCCAGAGATCCGTGAGCATTGTGTCCAATGGACTATTTGTGGCTCCTGGAACAGCTGAAGTCACATTAATAGGAACTTGACTTGTTTCCATCATCTTGATGTAGCTGGGTGGGATGCCGACGGTAGCGGTCTGGCGCGGACTACCTACTCTAGATACGGTCTGCATAAGGCGTTTCCGCACGAATTCTAGTTGCGCGATGGTGGATGTAATACCGGCCAGATATGGTTCACCATCGACATATGAGGAGCGCGCGTCCTTTATGTGGATGATTTGGTCGGTTGGGATTTGTATCGGGATGCCGGTAGAACCGTACTGATCTTGAAGTTGCCAGTATTGATATGTGCTGGTTTGTTTGTCGAAGACAATACCTTTCAGGATGTTACCGATAACATATCGTTCTTTGTTACCTACGACGCCAGGCGGTGCCTGCCGAAAACTTTCTGCTGGCAATCGTTGCAAGACGTCGGGGATGATGTAGCCGTCGTTGTCTTCAGTCCAAGTTAGTTCAAAGATAGCGCTACCGTATGTTACGACATCATACATGGCTTGGGCGCATAATATGTTGGTGTGGAGTCTTCGATCTAGCGTTTCCAATTTGTTTAGAAGCTTTTTGTTTTCGTCTTCTGTTAGTTCTTCTTTTCCGGCATCTGTAATTATTTTGAAGTCGAACCAAGGAAATGCTATGAGTTGTAGTTGCCATAAGTTTCTGGATACTGGTGGAGACCGAGCAGTTTCTTGTAGGAGTTTGACGTCTACTCTGCGACCAGTAAACATCGCATTGATGTTGGGGAATGGCGCGCCTATAGCCGTAGCTTTTTTGGTACCACCGACACCTGGCTTGATTTCAGGACTACCTTTTTTTTGTTTAGCCGTCATCCTTGGCATATCGAATATTGAAGACATAGTGAAAAGACCTTATGAACTTATATCAAATAAAAGATATTACCGAATTTTTACGAAGGTCACAGGAGAAAGCCCGCGACTTTAGTCGTGGGATGAGTCTGTCCATTACCCCCTATTATTATTTTATTTTATCCCCCCCTCTCTCTCTTTATAGTATAGGGGGGGTATATAGGGTATAATATATGGAATACCAATAGTTATAATAGGGATATAGGGATATAGAGTAATATTATTAGTAAAGGAAAAGATGGTATAAAAAACTTAAGACATTTTTTATAATAGGGGGGGTAGGAAAAACCCCCATAATCTATATGTAGGTCTCCTAATATTGATTCTGAATATAGTGATATAGGGTAGATACCCTATATCTTTTTTCAGAAAAAAATACAATGACGGAGACGGTGGTGTCAAAGCAATACTGTAAACAAAAAGTATAAATAGTAGCCAACCATAGAGTAAACATAATGAAGGCAAGAAGCTGTGAATTGATATGACGACATTTAAGTTAGCAGAAGAAGCATGGCAATATGCTATGAACCAAATCGATCAAAATGGTTGGAATGTCACAACAGAAGACAACCAGATTATTCGAGAGGTTCTGAATCTTCATCTGGAAGTGCAAGAACCACTGGAAAATTATCCTATAGTAGGATCTGGATGGGATCTTCCGGCGCTGAAAATCTATGCGGACAGTTTATGTAATTTCAGCTATGATTTGAGGGGATTCGATTATACTTACAGTGAGAGGATGGGGCGCCAGATTTATTACCTGACGGAGATGTTACGCAAATATCCTACTACGAGGAGAGCTACAGCTTATTTGTGGCTACCAGAAAAGGACTTGGAAACCGGTAGTCATAAACCATGTCAGATCGTGGCAGACTATAAGCTGCGTAATGGCAAGCTGTATGCTACGCACTTCTTCCGGAGTCACGATATCAGAGATGCCTGGCCGTCAAACGTATATGGACTGGCCAAACTTCAAAAGCAGATAGCAGACGACCTGGATGTTCAAACAGGATCATTAACTACGTTCAGTGCGAGCGCGCATTACTACATAGAACGCAGGAGGCTGCAATGATCAAAATAAGCAAAAATCCCAATGATGTTGTTCCAAACATTCGGGAAAGTTATTATGACACGAAGGTTATTGTGGTAATTTTGTTACCACGTGATTCAGAAACAACAAAAATAAACCCCAATAGTTATGCTGCCATGTTAAGTAAACATCATAATAATCAATATTGTTGGTTGGGTAGTAGTTTCGTAGAAAGAGTGATTCATTTGTATTATATTCCAGAATGTAATTATTTTGGTGATGAAACGACCAAAATTTCATTGATAGAGTGTATTATGAAAACTTGGGATTATTATGTAGATGATTACCATATCAGTTATTATGTGTTAGAAAATCAGAACGAAATCATTGATCTTACTGAAAAATTGAACATAATTAATGATGTTTTAATAGCAGCAATGAAACAGCGTGGTTGTGATATTTGGCAAGGGAGGTCGTGATGATCATAATAAGTAGGAATCCCACTGAGATTATACCGAACATTCGAGAGAGTTACTATGAAACCAAGGTTATTGCCGTGACTCTTGTTGATAACACAAGAAATTCGCGTTCTCATAAGTATGCTGCTATGTTGAATAAGCGCGATGATAATTATTATTGGCTGGGTGGTAAGTTTGGAGATGGGTTAGGGTTAACTCCTTGGCTTTCTTTCTCGGATTATAATCATTTTGTGGATAATGATCCACATTCGGTATTACAGTGTCTCATCAAAACCTGGGAAAAGTATAGCAACGATTTTCGCATTAACTACTTTATGCTAGAGAACCAGAACGAAATCGAAGAACTATTCAACATGATGAACATAACCAATGTTGATTTGCGGGCAGCGATGAACCACCGTATGGTAGAAATCGGGAAATAGATATCACGCAAGGAGGACTAGAATGAAAACAATAGATTATGATGTTAGATATCGAGTGCCTCCAGTATTAGAAAGCGATGTGACAAAGCATCTGGTGTTGTGCCATACGGATTTTGGTTCCGTGCAAATGTTGTACTATGCTTTCCGAGAATTACATGGCACACGTGTACTTTTCCGAGGATATCCTACAGGAGTTCCGAATGTGATACCAACTACATTCAATACTCCATGGGATAGTGCACCAACCTTGATTCAGTTGATGATCAACAAGATCAGTATGCAAAATGATATACATACTTTTTACGTAGTGTATACAATGAAGGAACTAAAAGACCTTCTCAAGAGTCTTAATGTAACAGAAAATCGCTACTTCATCAATGAGATCAAACGTAAGTTTCCAGATTGGAGTGAATTCTGATGAAGGTAATTGATCAAGACATAAGGAAAGTAGTGCCGAACTTCCGGGAAAAGGATTTCGATACTAAGCTATTTGTAATTACTTTTCAAACAAATACAAACGATACATATATTGCATATGTATATCGAACTTCTCATGGAAAATTTAACCTACGAGGAATAAATATAGAAAAAGACCATAATTTTTATGACTGGCGTTTTGATCGTTATTGTGGTAATTCTCTTTTGAAATTCATGATGAATTGCGTGAATTATTGGATGCACCACGTAACCAACCAAATAACCATATATATATTGGAAAATATGGACGATGTTGAAAAATTTTCATGTGGATTTACAAAAAAATCGGATTTGGTGAAGGATCACCTAACAGAAGCACTACAAAAATTAATTTTGGATTAATCAAAAGGTGTGATATCATGAAAATAATTAATTACGATATCAGAAAAGTAGTACCAAACTTCCGAGAAAAGGATTTCGAAACCAAGTTGTTTGTGTTCGTAATCGAAGATCATTGGGAAGGCATGTATGTTACATATGTGTACCGAAAAAACGACGGAAATTTCAACCTATGTGGACTACATATAGAAGACGCTGATAATTTCTATATTTGGTCTGTCAAACGTATCCAAAGGAAGTTTCTTTTGGAATTCATGCTGGCGTGCTTGAATGATTGGTCACGAGTAGATTCGTTTTCTTCCGCGACCATATATGTACTGGAGAATATAAATGATATCAAACGATTTTCAAAGAGCATGCCTAGAAAAGCAAAAACAATAGAAGATCAACTGACAATGGAACTGTTGATGCTGCAAGGTAAGGTAAGGTAAGGATCTGCGTGCGTATCACCTCTTAACTTTTAACCACAAAGTATATATACTCTGACCACCTACTATATAAATATGCTTAGGACGGTAACATTCAAGCTCAGGTTAACTGACCAAGCAATCATGATAGTAGGTACTAGGTTTTCCAGTCGCCGCCAACTCTTATAATTTTCTTGAATATTTTGGGGAGGATGGTGTTACTGTTTCTGGTTCCGAGATAGAACAGGGCTTGCGTCATTGCGTCTACCTGGTCGTCATGTGCACCACTTGGAAAAGAAGCAAGCTCTTCCAAGAAGTCGTGAAGCCAGTTAGCCCATTGAGGTCTGGGTAACCATACGTTACCGGATTCTATGTATGGTGTGATTGCTTGTGCGCGAACTACTTTACCGCCTTGTGGCTCTACTGGAACCAAGCCTGGAATTTCTCTTCTGAGCATTGTTATGACTGCCGGACCGTTCGCTTTATCTTCTATGAGTTTGGCGGTTGCGGCTGGCCATTTAGTCGTCAAAGTCCTGATGCTTTGCATCGTGCCTATGATATCCATGCGATCTCGAACTTGATCTAATAGGTAGAAGTCGCCGCCTTTTTTGCCCCAGACTTGGAGGACGACGTAATCGGTTCCGTCAGTATTCTTGAATGTGCAGTCTGCGCTCATTACTATCTGTTCCATATGAGGAGATAGTTCTTCTGGTCGGCTTGGATAGAATTGGTTTCTGTTGGGTGGTAGTGCGGAGACATCGCCCCACCAGCCACGATTGAATATTGAACCACCAGCCGGTGCTGGTCGCTGCTGGTATAAGCTCGACCAAGTGTATGTGCCTGCAGAAAGTCGGACAGCTTCTAATTCTTCTGCATTGCCGTATCTCCAAGGCCACAAGGATTCTCCGACTTGTCTAGGATCTTCTGGCTCTAACGGATCTTCTGCTATCATGGGGAATTTGATTACGGTCCATTGCTCGGCTTTCGGATTAGATTTTGCTAGTGATAGTAAGCGTCCGGCTAAGTCGTCTTCATGCCATCTAGTCATTGTGATTAATATTCTTGCGTCAGTATTGAGTCGGCGCGTGTAGAAGTCGTTGACGTACCAATTGTAAGTGGTGTCTCGGATGGTTTTCGATTCGGCGTCTTGACGACCTCTCATAGGATCATCAATGATACCATAGTAAAACCGCTTACCTGTGATGGAGCCACCTACACCGGCGCACTTGTAGTAGCCCCTATGCCCAACGATCTCGAATGCATCACGATTTCTTGCTGCCGATGATCCAACAAGAGAATTACGACTGTTACGACCAGATAATTTTGTTTCTGGAAATACTTCTTGGTACGGTTCGGAATCTATGATACGCTGGACATCGATATTCATATCGGAAGCCAATGTAGCCGCATAAGAAGTAGCCATAATGCCGGCATCTGGATTGCGACCGAATATCCAGGCGGGTAGCCTCCGAGAAACCAATTCACTTTTGCCAGAGCCTGGTGGCATAAATATCATGAGTCTTCGGATAGCATCTTCACCTTGACCGAATGCCCACCGTTCCAAGTAGTGGCACATAATTTCATGGTGCCAATTAACATTATATTCCAGTGAAGTGTATTTCGTGAAATCTAGGAGATTGCGACGTGCCTTCACGATGGCTAATGTTCTTGAGCCACGATCTTTGTCTAGTAGCCACGGGGCAATTTTTCCGTCGACAATCTCTGGAGACTTTAGTGGCATGAAAAAAGTTTATTCTGTGGATAATTTTGCCAATTCTTTTCTACGCAGTTCATCCAATTGGTTTTCGTCAAATTCAGATGGGTCCAGTTTGGTTGGTACACTAGTTGAGTTTGTTGTAGCAGATGTTCTTTCCCAGTCAAATTGCTTGACTCTGAGTTCTATTTTGCCTAAGTTGTTTTTTAGGCATTCTGGACAATATGTTGTGGTAAACATGGCTTCTTTGACATTATTTGGTGTTAATGCGCCATCCAGCCTTTTGTCGTATTTATTGTTGCAATTGGGACATTCCAGAAATATTCTCATATTATCCTCCAAAAAAATGAAAATTAAAAATTTTTGCTAGTGGTGATTTACTTGCCACCGATTACAAAAACCGGCTTCTTTGCTTTTGCTCGCATATTGGTGTACGCAACTTCTGGATCTACGTTGTATTTCTTGATGTAATCTTCTCGTGACATTTTGTTTCCAAAAGCATCAATGTAGGAGACGGTACCAGTAATCATCATTATTTTGCCTGCTGGTAAAGTCCACTCAAATCCTGTTGGTGTGATGCACTCAAGCCAGTCTTCAGATTCTTGTTCATCCTTGATTTCACTTACTGTTCCACATTGTGGACAAATTACTTTTGTCATGCTTTAGCCTCTTACAGTATTCTGTCAATTTTTTCTTGTGTGAACAATCCTCGCACTATCACTATGATAGCGATTCCTGTTGCATATATTTGCTCAGGCGTCAGAGGAAATTCTACTCCAGTGTTTTCAACTATCAGTCCCAAGATTATGGTAATGAGTCCCAACCATAATTCTTTGGACATTACCAAAGCTTTGCTTGTTGTTATCACCTCTTAACAAATTCTGAATGTGATTGAATAGCCGCGACCGGATATCCTGCGTTTTGAGAAGTCCTTGATTGGGAGACCGGTTTTTAGTGTGTATGTACCGGGGACTAACTTGCCTTCGAAATAGAATGACCTATTACCTAACTGTGAGCCAGATTCAATTTCGTTCTGGGATTCATCTACCAGGTGCCAAAACTTTTGTGGGCCCACTGCTGTTATTGCGCATGTTGAATCGCTTATGCCTCCTTTGGCTTTATCGATTATTATGGTGCCTTCTGCATCTTTTGTGATTGTTAGGTCTTCGAATCTCAGCATCAAAGTAATGTCTTGATTGTTAATAGTATCTTGGTTATCTTTCTTTGTGTTTCTTGCCATTGAGTCACGCTCCTATCGCTGCTGTTTCTGCTGCTTTTTCAGACAACTCGGACACGTGTTGTTCTCCCAATTGGGGATTTTGCGCCCGCAAACTATACACTTCTTAATGACAATCACCTGTGACCTTTTTCTTGTATTTTGGGATTTTGATTTCTTCACGACAGGAAGAACAAAGTATTTCTCCTGGTTGTCGGACTTTGTTGTTACAGTTTATGCAACGTTTCATTGCGATCGGCTGTTATGTTATGAGATTGATGGATCAATCCATGCTTTCTAATTCTTTCAAGAACTTTTCGTAGGCTGCTAGCTTTTCGTCGGACCAAGTGTCCATACAAGCGACATCTGGATCTAATGATGATTCGATGCGCACTGTGTTGGTCGGTGGCCTCAGAGCAAGATATGATTTTGCTAAATCATCGTAAAGTTTGATGTATTTGGTTGCCCAATATTTGTCACGAGTACCATCTTCGGATAGATCTAATCCGAATTCGGTGTCATTACCATCTAGTATGTTTTCAATGCGCTGCAACTCTTTTTCGTAGCGATTAAGAATCACCGGTGCATATTGGGCAACTCTTTCTGATATGGTTTGGGAAAGTATGCTGTCTGCTGTTCTGGTCGCTTCTTCGGCATTGGCTCTAGCTTTTCTCAGGTGACTAAAGACTGTCGGGACACTAACGTCCACATTATATTTGGTTCTGATAATTTGTCGTAGTTCCTCGCCAGTCATAGTGCAGTTTTGCACGATGAATTCTTGGATTTCTTTTGTTAATGGTGAGGATTTTCCTGGTGTCATGTAATCACTTCAAATGGTTAGTAATATGTCGTCAAGCTGCTGTTCTAATTCTAATAGGTTTTGATTGTGGCATTTCTCTTTAAGTTTGATGGCTAACGTTTTCAGGTAGTGGTTATCATGGCGCTTGGACTTTTTGTTATATTCGATCATTTCAATTAATGCTGGTACACGAGTCTCCAAATCCAAGTTAATGCTATGTTCGTATGGCTCTTCTGAAATTTCAACGTTTTTGTATTCCCGGATGGGATTCAGTTCAATGGTATTCTCTAGTTCCAAGAACCACCTTGCATCATCATCTAGCGTGTTGTTCGCTAGAAAATCCTTCAGCGAAAAATAATATAATTGGGACATCAGCTGTAGCTCATTACATTAACATCTTTGGGCGGTATTACCGACTTTTTGCTCGCTTCTTCACGTACCTTGGCCTCCTGTGCCTGCTGGATAACGTAATCCAAGCAATTTTGCTTGATGGCTCTGAAAGTTTCCAGTGTCATCTCAGGCTGGAGGTCGATAATGACAACATCTGCCGAAGTGATTGTGCCTTGGCTATTATATTCTTTTCCATCTTTGTCTACTTCGTGTAGGTAGAAGTCCACGCCATAAATACTATTAGGTTTTATTTCGGACGCAAAGTATCTGTTACCGCCAGTGCAAATGATATATCGCGCCGGATTTTCTGGTACTGACTGACATTCTTCTTCACTTTCGGACGATTCATCTTTTAGGACTTCTGTAAAATCTTCAATAAATTCATCAAAACGATTGTTGATTTCTTCGACGAGATGCTGCTTAAATTGATCGAGGTCTTTTTGTGTAATATATGTTTCTTCGGTCATCTCAACCCCCAGCGGCGGAGACCCCGGTCTTCAGACCGGGGAGGAGCCGCGTGCGGTTTCTAATTACAGTCAATATCTTAAGGTCGGAGACTTTAGCATTTTGTGTGAGTATCTCTCCAGTCATATCACGCAACGAAACTCTGACGTTCTTGTAGTCTGTATCGCTTCTGCAAATTGCTTTGCCTCCTAGTCTACTGTTTAGTCCTGCTTGGCCGTTCGCAAGCCCTACCCTTTAGGGCGGGGTAGTTGACTCTCCACTCTCACTACTTTTTTAAGCGCTTCGAATAACAACGACTATAATAGATGTCAAACGCACCATCATCTTGTTCCCAGTTATGATATTCGTTATAAGAATCAGCAGACCAGATAGGATCTCTTGTATTGAAGCGTCTGTATGGCTGCTTGTCAAATGAACAATTTCGTTCAAGTTCTATTGCAGGATAATCTGCAATGAGGTGACA